AAGATACATATATTTTTAGTTGCTCATAGTAGAAAGACAGCAGATGAGAATGGTAGTCCATCTAAGTTTGACGTAGCTGGTTCTGCAAACATAACTAATCTTGCTGATAATTCATTATCAGTGCATAGAAATAAAAAGAAAGAAAAAGCTCTTATGATGGGTGAAGACCCAGCAGAGTGGAAGATGCATCCTGATTGTACAGTGTATTTAAACAAACAAAGACATGGAAATGGTACTGAAACATATTGGGGTTTTTACTTTTGTACTAAAACTTTTAGATATATGGAGAAGCCACGATGACAATAAACGATTTTCTAAAAGAAATGCAAGAGCTATTCGGAAAGGTGGAATATAAAGCTACTTCTAAGGATGGTCAAACTTTTAAATCAAAAGGATTCAAAGATGCAAGTGACGCTAAAAAAAGACAGTCGCCAAAGTCTGATATCGCTGATTGGTAAACTGTATGAAGATGGTTCTGACAAGACATATTTTGTTACAATTAAAGAAGCAAATAAAAGGTCTATAGCTCAGAACAAAAGATATTGGGAGATTTTAACTGGATTAGGTAAGTACTTGGGTTATTCATCTGAAGAAATGCATAGCTTAGTTGCTTATAAATACTTAAGCCATACAAGTGAGATTATGGACGAAGAAATAACAGTTGTACCAAGTACTACTAAATTAAATATAAAAGAATTCACAGAGTACATGGGCAATGTAGAAGCATTTGCTCATAAACTAGGTTATAGGACAGAATTACATGGCTACTAAGAAAGAAAAGAAATGGCTTGGAAAAGCTTCAGAGTTTGGATGCGTGGTCTGTCGAAAGGTCCATGGAGTCGAGGACTTACCTCCAGCATGCATCCACCATATTAGAGACCATACAGGTATGGGTAGAAGGTCTAGTCATGCTGATGTATTACCATTATGCCATCACCATCATCAAGGCAAGGAAGGTGTGCATCACATTGGTAAAAATACTTGGGAAGATAAGTATGGTACTCAAAGAGAGTTACAAGAATGGTTTTTAGAACAAATAGGAGGTATTGAATGTTAACAGCTATGACTACAGCAAATTTTGTTTTTCTTATCAGTATGAGTATTGAGCCAGAAATATGGGAGTACAAAGGTCATTTCTTAGACTGCAATCAAGCTATGATTTGGAAAGAAAAAAATTATCCAGATGCCCCAGCTACTAAGTGCATGTTAGAAAAATACATTGTAATGCCTAAAAATATTGCTCCAAGAACAATTGATATAAGGGATAAAAATGGGAAAAGGTTCAAGTAGAAGACCAACAAACAATGAAAAGTTTGCTGTTAATTTTGATAGGATTTTTAACAGCAAGCCAAATAGTAAACAATTCGAGGGATTAAATAATGGCAGTAAGTCCGACTCAAAGAACTCTAAAAAGACTAAAGGAAAGTGAAGACTATTTATTAGTTCAAGTAGTAGAAAAGTGGAATGCATTTGCTAGAATTAGACAAGACTTATGGTGCTTTGATATACTGGCAATAAAGAAAGATGGTAATACTGTTGCTATACAGGTTACGACTAAAGACAATATGAATGCTAGGATACGGAAGATAGCTGACGCAGAATCTACTCCTCATTTAAGAACTGCTAATTGGACATTATTAGTAGAGGGTTGGAAAAAAGTAGATAACAAATGGAAGTCATTTATAACAGATGTATCATAAGGAGATAGTAATGGATGTATATCAAAAAGTAATAGCAAGTAGTAGATATGCTAGGTACTTACCAGAGCAAAAGCGTAGAGAGACGTGGACAGAAACAGTTGATAGGTTAATCAACTTCATTATTAAAATGCAACCAGCTCTCACAGGTGAATCACAAAAGCTACACAAAGCTATTGAAAACTTAGAAATAATGCCTAGTATGCGTCTTATGATGTCAGCTGGTGAAGCGTGTGAAAGAGATAATATTGCTGCATATAACTGTAGCTACTTAGCTGTCAACAATAAGAGAGCATTCAGTGAAGCATTATACATACTCATGAACGGTACTGGAGTTGGTTTCTCATGTGAGAGACAAGAGATTGCTAAGTTACCAATCATACCAAATCAAATGAATGTTTGTAATGATGTTATTGTAGTAGGAGATAGCAAATTAGGTTGGGCTAAAGCATTTAAGAAGCTGTTATCTAGTTTATGGGAAGGTGATATACCTACTATAGACTACAGTCAAGTTAGACTAGCAGGAGAAAGACTTAAGACTTTTGGCGGTAGAGCATCAGGACCTGAGCCATTAAAGCGATTATTTCTTTTTACTATAGACGTATTTAAAGAAGCTAAAGGTCGGAAACTAACATCTCTTGAGGTTCATGACATTATGTGCATGATTGGGGAGATTGTAGTTGTAGGAGGAGTAAGACGCTCAGCACTTATATCATTATCAAATCTAACTGATAGAAGAATGAGAGAAGCTAAGATGGGTGCGTGGTACAATGACTTTGCTTGGAGAGGTTTAGCTAATAATTCAGTAGCATACACTGAAAAACCAGACATAGAAGTATTTATGGAAGAGTGGATATCACTTGTTAAGTCTAAATCAGGTGAACGTGGTATATTTAACAGAGTTGCTAGCCAAAAGCAAGCAGCTAAATGGGGTAGGAGAGACCCTGATATAGCTTATGGTACTAACCCTTGTAGCGAAATTATTCTTAGAGATAAGCAGTTCTGTAACCTTACAGAGGTTGTTGTTCGCTCGGAGGATACAGAAGCTACATTAACAGAAAAAGTAAAGTTAGCAACTTTGCTAGGTACATTTCAATCAACTTTAACTGAGTTTAAATTCTTATCACACGAATGGCAAGAGAATACAGCTGAAGAAAGATTGTTAGGTGTTTCATTAACAGGTATCATGGATGCTAAAATTACTGCATACCCTGACCCTAAATTATTGGAGAGATTAAGAGATGTTGCTAGAAAAACAAATAAGAAATATGCTCAAAAGTTGGAAATACCAGAATCAGCCTCGATTACTTGTGTTAAGCCTTCTGGAACTGTTAGTCAGCTTGTCGATTCTGCTAGTGGGATTCATGCTAGGCATAATACTCATTATATTAGAACTATACGGATGGATAAGAAAGACCCTATATACTCGTTTCTTAAAGAGAAAGGTGTCCAAGTAGAAGACGAGCAATATAGACCAGACTCTACTGCTGTATTTAGTTTTCCAATGAAAGCTCCTAAGGGTGCTATAACTAGAAACGATATGACAGCTATGGAGCAGTTAGAGACATGGTTAATATATCAACGTCATTGGTGTGAGCATAAGCCTTCAGTAACTATATCAGTTAAGGATGAAGAGTGGATGGAAGTCGGTGCATGGGTTTACAAGTATTTCGATGAGATTAGTGGTATATCATTCTTACCTTACAGCGACCACAGCTATGTACAGGCTCCTTATCAAGATTGTTCTAAATTGGAATATGAAAAGCTTAAAAGTATTACACCACAAGCTATTGATTTTACAACATTTATTGAGGAAGATGATAACACTACAAGTGCACAAACACTAGCATGTACAGGTAGTTCATGTGAAATTACATAGTGTATAATCAACAACTTATGTGAATATATATACATATATATAAGGTATAAGGAGTTGTTATGGCAAAGGCTGGTTTATATGCCAACATACACGCTAAACGGAAACGTATAAAAGCTCAAAAGAAAAAGAAAAAAGCTGGTAAAAACGTTAAAGTAGAAAAGATGCGTAAGGTAGGGAGTAAAGGTGCTCCTGCAAAGGGAGCTTTTAAAAGGATAAGAAACGGATAAGGAGAATATGTGTTTCACAAGAATCTAAGGCCTAAGGTCGACCATTATCAAAAAGGTGGTATAGAGACAATTGACTTTATTAAGGCTAAACTAACAGAAGAAGAATTGATTGGTTACTTAAAAGGTAATGTTATCAAATACTTATCAAGAGCTAACCACAAGAACTCAACTGATTCAGACTACGAAAAAGCATTAGTGTATATGAATTGGTTAGTACAGGAGCAATCAAGTAAGACTTAGGAGACTTCTCTTACGATATTTGTATTTCAGCAACAGTAAATATAAGGAATATAATTATGTGGACAACACCATCAGCGGTAGAAATGAGATTTGGTTTTGAAGTTACAATGTACGTAATGAATAAATAATAGAGTAAGAGCTAGTAGGGAGAACAAGTAAAACAATTAGTCCTTTAAATAGCTCCGACCTCTTACAATTTAGGTGACATGGAGGCTTCTCCTGCCTCTATGAGTCAGAGGAGGAAACTCCTCTCACCTATCAATAGGATAAACAATGGAAAAGAAAAAAGTTGGAGCACCTCTTGGTAACAAGAACTCTACTAAAGACAAAAGAATATGGGGTCAAATTGTACGCAAATTAGCAGTGCAGGAAGACTACCATAAGCTACATAAGGTAGCTGAAGCATTATATGATAAAGCAAGCGAAGGTGATATTTCAGCAATTAAAGAATTAGGAGACAGATTAGATGGTAAAGCACTTCAAGAGAATGTGCTAACAGGAGATGCTGACAATCCTGTAACTATCCAAATTGTTACTGGTATAGATGAGTGATGATACTATAGACACTGGTTATAGACCAAGAGTACCACAAAAAGAAATACACCAAGCAGTTCAAAAGAATAGATTTACTGTTGTAGTAGCTCACAGAAGAATGGGTAAGACAGTATCTGCTATCAATCAACTAATACACTCTGCACTTAAGTGTACTAATAAGAATCCAAGGTTTGCATATGTTGCTCCTACTTATTCTCAAGCTAAAAGAATAGCATGGGAATATTTAAGAGACTACACAAGGCCTTTAGGAGGGACATCAAATGTTAGTGAGCTTCGTGTTGATTTCATGGGTCGTCGCATTAGTCTCTATGGCGCTGATAACCCTGACTCACTTCGAGGTATATACTTGGACGGAGTTATTATCGACGAGATTGGGGATGTATCTCCAAGTTTGTTTACAGAGGTTTTACGACCCGCATTGGCTGACCGTATTGGCTATGCTATGTTTATTGGAACACCTAAAGGAGCGAATCATTTTAAAGAACTTCGTGATAGGGCTGATTCAACGGACAACCCGAACTGGACACTACTGGAATATAAAGCGTCTGAAACTGGTTTAATAGATTCAAATGAATTAATAGATGCTAAAAGAGAAATGGGTGATAATAAATATGCTCAAGAGTTTGAGTGTTCTTTTGATAGCCCTATTGTTGGTTCATACTTTGGTGAGCTATTTGCTGACTTAGAAAAGAAGAACCATATAAGAGAAGTACCTCATGACTCTCTATGTAAAGGTTGGACAGCATGGGATTTAGGCATGTCTGATAGTACATCAATTTGGGTTGCACAGACAATTGGTGGCGAAATTAGAGTATTAGATTACTATGAGAACCATGGTAAATCATTAGACCACTATGTTGATTGGATACGTGATAATGGTTACATAGACTATGAGCATATACTACCACATGATGTAGTAGTTAGAGAGCTAGGTACAGGAAAGTCTAGACAAGAGTCATTAAATGATGCTGGTTTAGATATAACTATATGTCCAAAGCTACCTGTTGACGATGGTATTAATGCAGTAAGACGAACATTACCACAATGCTTTTTTAATGAAGATACTACTAAATATGGTATAGAGTGTTTAAGAAACTATAGAAGACAGTATAACGATAAGCTAAGCGTCTACTTAGAAAAACCTCTACATGATTGGTCCTCTCACGCAGCTGACGCCTTTAGATATTTCTGTGTTGGAGTTGATACTTCAAACAACAGGTCAAACTGGAGTAAGCCACTCGATACACAGTATCAGAATCAATTTATATAAGACATATATCTATATAGGTTGTTTCAACTGAGTGCACTAGAACACTTCAGACAGTAAAATATTCATATAAAATATCATTTAGAATCAACAACTTATAAAATGGAACAAATACATGGCATACGCAACAGAAAGTGAAGAAAAAGCGAAGAAGATGTCTGATTCAGACGAGAATAAGCTAAAAGCTATAATAGAATCGGAGATAGATGACTCAATAGGATTTCTAGAGACTGAAACTACTGAAGATAGACAGAAGGCTCTTGAATATTACTTGAGAGAACCATATGGAAATGAAGTCACAGGCAAGTCTCAAATCGTCACCGGAGAGGTAGCTGAAGCAGTTGATGGAGCTTTACCTCAAATCATGAGAGTATTTACATCAAGCAAGGATGCTGTTGTCTTTGAAGCTGTAAGCGATGGAGATGAGAAGCTAGCTGAGCAAGCTACTACATATATCAATCACATCTTTTACAAGGACAATAATGGCTTTGAGATTATGCACGATT